CGACCTGGCCGATCTCGAGGGTCAGACCTGCTATGCCGGCCTCGACCTGGCGAGCACTAATGACTTGAACGCCCTGGCGCTGTGGTTCCCAGATCCGCAGGTGCTGCTGCTGCGGTATTGGTTGCCGGAGGCGGCGATCGATGACGCCGATCCGAAGCGCGACGGCTCACTGGTGCGGCAATATCGCGAGTGGCGCCGCGACGGATATCTGCTGACCACGCCCGGCGACTATGTCGATCACGACGAAATCACAACCGCCATATTTGACATGGCCGAACTATATAATATGATAGACCTACGGTATGACGACCGCTATGCTTCGCAGATGGCAACGCACCTGCGCGAAGGCAGGCATCCAGATGGCCGCGATGTGAACCCGGTCGAGGCGATGAAGTTCAATCAGTCGGCGACGGCATATAACGAGCCGTCGCTGGAGTTCGAGCGTATGGTAAGATCGCACGCTTTCAACCACCTGGACAATCCAGTGCTGACATGGAACGCCGCCAACGTGGCGATCAAGCAGCACGGTGATCTAATCATGCCGGCCCGCCCGGAAGCAACCAGCACCTTGAAGATCGACGGCATCCCGGCAGCAATCATGGCGATTGCCGGCGATATGTTCACCACCGACGACGGAGGAGACTATGAGATCTTTGGCTTTTAAGGCCGTCATCGGCCTGGCACCGATTGCAATGATCACCGGCGGCACCTACATGACGCACGGCACCGGCACGGCGCTGATCGTCGCCGGCGCTGCCATCTGGGCGAGCTACCTTATCGGCCTGCGCACCAGGCGAAGCAGCGAGGCGGCAGTATGATATTCGAGATGTTCGCAGCGACGAGCACGCAGGTATCCACGACCAGTACAGCAGGCTGGACATCGACGACCGGCCAGCCACTATCGGACACGGCGCCGATCAATCCCGGCACCGCCTTCGGCCTATCGGCCTTCTTCGCCTGCATCCAGGCGATCAGTCAGGACTTCGCCAAGCTACCGATCAAAGTAATCCAGACTCGGCAGGACGGCGGCAAGGATACGCTGCGGGATCATCCGATTGCAGCACTTGTCGGCGATTCGCCGAACGGCGAAATGTCGCCGAACACCTGGAAGATGGTCACGCAGTCGCAGGTGCTTGGCTGGGGCAATGGCTTCGCCGAGATCACCCGCGACCTGGCCGGCAGGCCGCAGCGCCTCGACATCATCCATCCCGACCGCGTGACCGCAGCGCGGGAAGGCGGCGAACTGCTCTACACTATCCAGGGCGGCAGCGACGCCGTCGTCAAGCACAGTTCGGACATCATCCACATTCGCGGCATGGGCGGCGAGTTGATGGGCTGGAGTATCGTGCAGCTCGGCGCAAACTCGCTGGCCTCGGCAATCAGCAAGCAGGACTACACCCGCAGCTACTTCTCGAACCACACGCAGACCGGCCTGGTAGCGCATACCGATCAGCGGTTGAACGACAACGCGAAGGAGCGGTTAGTCGAGCAGATGGAGAAGCGCCTGCGCGGCCCTGAGAAGTCGTTCCGGTTCCTGGTCATGGACGCCGGCTTGAAGCTGACGCCGACGATGATCAGCGCCGACGACGCGCAGTTGCTCGAGTCAATGATCTACTCGGTGCAGGATGTCGCCCGCTGGTTCCGCATCCCGCTGCACAAGATCGGCGAACTGACGCACGCCACATTCAGCAATATCGAACACCAGGCGCTCGAGTATGTCAGCGATACGCTGATGCCCTGGTGCGTGGCGTGGGAAGAGGAGCTGGGCCGCAAGCTGCTGACACCCGCCGAGCGTGCCGCCGGCATCGAGGTCAAGTGCAACCTGGACGCACTGCTGCGGGCCGACAGCAAGAGCCGGGCAGAGTTCCACCGCGTGCTGTTCAACATCGGCGCCCGCACGCCTAACGAGATTCGGCGGTTCGAGGGCCAGAACCCGAACCCGGACGAGGCATCAGACAAGTACTACATCGGCGCCAATATGCTGCCGCTCGACGTGGTATCCGATAGCGGCAATATATCCGAGGCATCGCAGGCGGCGCCGATCACCGAGGCCAGCCGCCAGGCGCGGGCAGACGATCTATGGGTCGTGATGATCGAGGCGTGCGACCGCGTGACGCGCAAGCAGATGAAAGCCGAGGAGGCAGCGCAGAAGAAGCCGCAGTACTATTCCTGGTCGGATCATTTCTATGGCGAAACCTTCCCGGCATTCATGCGGCAGAATATAAGCAGCATCGCCATCGCTATCGATCCGGTCGCCGGCGAGCGCCTGGCGCAGGAATACATCGAGCAGTATTGCGAATACCGGAACACGCTGACGCCGAAGGGCATGGCAGACCAACTAATAGGGAGACTGACACAATGATACCGCACACACCCGAATGTTTGAACAATCATCTCGGCGCCTGGGCAATCGAGCCGGCCTGGCTCAATGGCTCGATATCCTGGCTACGCACGACCGGATTCAATGCTATAGGGTTCTGCGATGAGCGCAATGGTCTGGTTGATCAGCAGGCCGCTGCCGCTGGTGAGCGCCGCTTCGCCGCTTCCGATGGTATCGCGATGATCCCGATCTACGGCAGCATGATGAAGGGTCAGAGCAAGTTCGGCGGCACCTCGACGCAGGACACCCGCCGCGCCATCACCGCCGCCGCCGGCGACAAGTCGATCGACGGCATCATGCTGCACATCGACAGCCCAGGCGGACACGTTGCCGGGACGCAGGAGCTGGCCGACGACATCGCCGCTGCCGACAAGGTCAAGCCGGTTCACGCGCATATCGATGACCTGGGCGCATCTGCCGCGTACTGGGCCGGATCACAGGCCCGCAACCTGACGATCAACGAGGCCGGCAGCGCCGGCAGTATCGGCGTGTTCGCGGTGCTGTATGATACCAGCGGCGCCGCCGAAGCCGAGGGCGTCAAGGTTCACGTCGTCTCGACCGGCGAGCATAAGGGCGCCGGCATCGACGGTGCGCCGATCACCGATGACCAGTTGTCCGAGTTCCAGGGGCAGGTCGATGGGATCAACGAACTATTCCTGGCAGCGGTCAAGCGTGGCCGCAAACTGCCAGCCAACCAGGTGCGCGACCTGGCTGATGGCCGGGTGCTGATGAGTCGGCAGGCGAAAGCTGCCGGCCTGGTCGATGGCGTGATGTCATTCGAGGCATCGGTGCGCAGGTTGCAGGCGGTAGTGCGCAGTGAGAAGCGCAGCAATACCGCAGCGGCAAAGATTGCCCTGGCGAGAATCACAAGGGCATAGCTTGTAATCGTTTTTTTGATAACGTAGTGTAGAAACAATGCGGGCGGGCGTGCAAAGTATACGCCGCCGCATCCAAGGAAAAACAACCCGGCTCAAAGTAAGCCAGCACGATACACACGGTGTGTCGTTCGCTGGCTTTTTTTTTGCCTAAACCACGAACGGAGACATATAAAATGCTGACGGAATTGCGACAGCAGATGACAGCTTCGCTGGACGCCGCGAAAGCGATCCAGGCGACGGCTGAGACGGACGACCGCGATATTTCGGCGGATGAACTGGGCGCTATCCAGGGTCATCTCGATCGCGTCGAGACAATCAAGGCACAGGTCGAAACCGTCGAGCGGCTGGACGATGCTGCGGCAACGGTGACCGCACCTCGCACGCCGGCAACGGTACAGGATACAGTCACCGCAGTAGGTGACACCGCCCAGGAACTGAGCGGCAACATCCAGACGCACGACTGCCGGGCCGACAATCCGACGCACGAATTCAATCACATGGGCGACTTCGCCTCTGCGGTTGCCAGCGCAGCGCAACCCGGCACGATGGCCGATGAGCGCCTGGCCTTCTTCGCCGCTGCCGGCGATGCGTCTGGGATGAATCAGACGGTCGGTGCAGACGGTGGCTTCGGCGTCCCGCCGAGCTTCGCGAATGCGATCTGGGACGGCCTGAATGCACTCGGCGACAATCTGCTGGCCCGCACGGATCAGCTTACCGTCACCGGCGAGTCGATCAGCATCCCGGCCAATGCGGAAACATCCCGCGCAGCCGGCAGTCGTTACGGCGGCGTGCGTGGTTACTGGATCAGCGAGGCCGAGGCGATCACAGCCTCGACGCCGAAGCTGCGCATGGTCAAGGTCGAGCCGCAGCAGTTGGCTGTGCTGGTCTACGCGACGAACAAGTTGCTCTCCAACAATACGGTCGCGCTCGATCAGTACATCACCCGCGCCGCAGTTGAGGAGATCAACTTCATGTCGGGCGATGCGATCGTCAACGGTTCCGGCGCCGGCCAGCCGCTGGGCTTGCTCAATTCGGGCAGCCTGGTGACGGTGGCGAAGGAATCGGGGCAGGCGGCTGACACGCTGCTCGCGGCGAACATCGACAAGATGTGGTCGCGGTTGCATCCGAACAGCAGGGCGAATGCGGTCTGGTTGGTGAATGTTGACTGCGAACCGCAGTTGCAGGCACTGGTGCAGGACTCGAACGGCGGCGTGCCGCTGTTCCGTCCGGCCAACGGCCTCATCGGCCAGCAGCTCGACACGCTGAAGAACCGCCCGCTGATCCCGGTCGAGTTCTGCCCGACCATCGGCGATGCCGGCGACATCATCCTGGCCGACCTTTCCGCATACGTCAGTGGCGTGCGCGGTGGGATCGAACAGGCGATGAGCGTGCATCTCAAGTTCGACAGTGCGCAGTCGGCGTTCCGCTTCATCTTCGAGGTGGACGGCCAGCCGTACTTGAATTCGGCGCTGACGCCGTTCAAGGGCAGCAACACGCTGTCCACGCACATCAACCTCGCCGCCAGAGCGTAAACCACAACCCCAGGAGAAAGTGACATGAGCGCACGATTCAGTGAGCAAAATCATATCGTGAACGGCCTGTCGCCAGTGGCTGACGCTCTGGCCGGCACGGTCAATAGCGACATCGTGAACATGGAGGGCTACGGCAAATGTACCTTCATCGTCCACGGCGGCGTCGGCACCACCGGCACATCCACCTTCACGGTGGAAGCCAGCGACGACACCAGCGCCTCGAACACAACCGCGATCAAGTTCGCATACCGTCAGATTGTCAGCGGTGACACGCATGGCGCCCTGACGAACGCGACTACCAGCGGCTACACGAACACGGCGGGCAGCGATGACATCGAGATCATCGAAGTCAGCGCGGAAGACCTGAGCAGCACCGGGTACAGCTATGTCAGGTTGCACGCGGTCGAGTCTGCGAACGATCCGGTACTGGCAGGGATATTGATTGTCCTGTCTGATCCCCGGTTCCCGCAGTCAGTGACTGATAGCGCAATAACCTAATAGCAGCAGATCGCCGGAGCACCCTGTGAAGCGGCATAGCCTCAGTAGCAGGACTCCGGCATCTATTGCCGTGGAGGGCGGAAGCATGGCAGCGAGTGTCTACACATTCAGCAAGCGGTACACGCCGCCGGTCGGCGGGCGCGAGTTTGAGGCTGGCGACAAGATCCCGGTCAAGGATATCCCGCCGGAGCTTGCGAAGGTACTGGTGGCCGGCGGATACTGCACGGCTCCGAAAAAGCGGGCGGCAGCGAAGAAGACAGCAACGAAGAAAACATGAACCTGCACCAATCGCAGCTCGCGACCTGGTCGCCGGTCACGCTGGCCGAGTCGAAGCAGCACAGCCGTATCGACATCGATGACGACGATGCGCTGATCACGGCGCACCTGGCGGCAGCGGTAGTGCGTGGCGAGCAGGTGACGAACAGGCAGTTCGCGCCGGCGACCTGGACGCTGAAGCTGGACGCATTCCCAGGCACCGACACGATCGAACTACCGAAGCCGCCGCTGCTATCGGTATCCTCGATCCAGTACGTCGATACCGATGGAGCAACGCAGACTTTCAGCAGCGGTGACTACAGCGTCGATCGGACGAGCGAGCCGGGCCGCGTGGTGCTGGGCTTCGGCAATTCCTGGCCGAGTCCTCGAGCGCAGCCCGATGCGATCACGATCACCTATGTCGCCGGGTATGGTTCAGTCGTGACGGCAACCAATGCGACGAACGTTTTCACGGTTGCCACCGGCGGCAGGACGTATGCCGACAATATGCAGGTGCGTCTATTCTCGGTCGGCGGCGATGTCCCGACCGGCCTGACTGCCGACACGGCGTACTTCATCCGCGACGTGAGCGGCTCGACATTCAAGTTGGCGCTGACCGCCGGCGGCACTGCGATCAGCATCAGCAGCGACGGCACCGGCACGATCTACATCGACGAGGTGCCGGAGATCATCAAGGCCGCAATCAAGCTGGAGGCCGCGCAACTGTACGAGAACCGCGAGAGTATTGTATCCCAAGTCGGCCTGGTCACCTTCGTCAGCAATCCGACATCGGACGACATCTATCGGCAGCTACACATCCACACGACCGAGTGGGGATACTGATGGGGCAGATTCAGTACAGCGCGGCCCGCCGGCTTGACCGCATCCTCGACAGCCAGGGCGACGGCACCGGGACGATCAGCCAGGTAATCGCAGCAACCTCGATCAGCGATGCAACCAACGCCACGCCGATAGTGGTGACGGCAACCTCGCACGGATATAGCGACGGCGACTTTGTCCATATCACCGGGGTCGCTGGCAACACTGCCGCCAACGATCTGCACGTCATCGCCAATAAGACGACGAACACTTTTGAACTGACGACGCCGGCGGGTGCGGATGTCGCTGGCAACGGATCATATTCCAGCGGCGGCGCAGCGCACCTGTGTTTTGCGTGCAAGCCAGGCAGCGGCGAGCAGTATTGCATCCATTCGATGCGGGGGCATGGCATCGATGTCGTTGCGTTTATGACGAAGTATTTCAATGTCAATGCCCTGGCTGTCGGCATCGAGGTACAGGTACGACAGGACACCACGCTGCTGCATACGCTGACACCGACGCCGGTCAAGACAACGCCGATGTGGCAGCTCGGAGGCGTGAAGAAAGTCATGGGCGAGTCTGGTGTATATGGTGCAGCACACTGGGCGCACTCATACGAAGGCTGCACAGTCAATCTGGACGGCGATGCTGACGAGTTCTATGTCGTGCTGCATTCCACCGCACTCGGCGGAACCTTCAAGGCGCAGGAGATGAGCGTCATCGGCGAGGTACTGTGAACACGAACCAGGGCGAACGATGGGACTGATAAAATACAATGTGACTCGCCGACTCGACCGGATAATGGACAGCCAGGGCGACGGCACCGGCACGATCACACAAGTCGTGACAGCACAGAGCGTGAGCGATGCAACCAATGCCACGCCGATAGTGGTGACGGCAACGAGCCACGGTTATAGCGACGGGGATTTCGTACACATCACCGGCGTCGTGGGGAATACGGCCTGCAACGATCTGCACGTCGTCGCCAATAAGACGACGAACACTTTTGAACTGACGACGCCGGCGGGTGCGGATGTCGCTGGCAACGGATCATATTCCAGCGGCGGCGCAGCG